TTGACATAGGGAATGTGAGCACCAATAAGGTTGATTTTGATTTCAAGGCATTCAGACCATGTTACAAGGTAAAAGAAATGCTTGAAAAAATCAGGATTCAATCTGGATATACTTGGGATTTCTCATATTTAAGTAATTCATTATTTGATAGACTTGTTATTCCTACAAACAGAAAGGTTTTATCAAACTCAACAACTCAGGCATTTTATGCAAATGCTGTAGCTCAAACATATAATACAGAAAACTTACCCGATTTTTCTGTGGTTACTGCAGGAAATTTTACATTAGTGGGAAGTTCATATAGATACAATGGTGCATCAGCTTTGCCATGTACAATACAGACTGAATTATATGGTGAGTTTTTAGATGTTCAACAGGATGGTTTAGGAGGTTATTACGATGTAACTGTTTATATAAGGGTAAATAGCTTAGAGGTTAAAACAGAAACATTCCCTGTCTTTGCATTGCCCAGATATTTTAATCTATTCTTAGAATATAATACAACTCTTAATACTAATGATACTATAGATGTTTGGGTATCATCTGCTGCAACTCAATATTCAATAACATCAGGTTATTTAGCTGTTAATACAACAACTGTGACTGATGTACCTATCAACTATGGAGAAACTATTCAGTTTGATAAACAATTGCCTCAGGGTATATTTCAGAGAGATTTCTTTTTGTCAATATGCAAGATGTTCAATCTATATGTTTATGATGATCCTGTAGTAGAAAAGAAAATAATTGTTAAACCATATATTGATTTTTATAAATCAGGAATTTATCAGGGAACATGGAATGCATCAACAAATAATCCTGCATTATCAGATAGTACAGGAACAGAAAGTTATGTTTATCAAATATCAGTTACAGGAACAAGGGATTTAGGTCATGGATTAACAACATATAATGCTAATGATTATGTTTATTATGAAAATGGTATATGGAAAATATCAACAAGTAAAGATGCATTAACTCAAGATTGGACAAACAAAATTGATAGATCAAAACCAATGAGCATTAAACCAATGAGTGAAATTAATGCCAGATATTATCAATTTAAGTTTAAACAGGACAATGATTTGTATAATGAAAACTATAGAAAGAAATATGCAGAAGGTTATGGTGATAGGATATTTGATACTGAATTTGATTTTGTTAAAGATACTGACACAACTGAGGTGATATTTAGTGCGAGTCCATTATATAGAAAACAGGGGACAGATAAAATTTATCCTGCAATTTATAAGGTAGGATCAGGTGGAGTTGAGGAGTCAATGGATTTTAATATTAGAATATTTCAGGCAAAATATATAACTGAAATGACAGGATATAAAATTGAAAATAATGGAAGTCCTGTGCAAAATGGTGTAACTACATATACTTATGTTGGACATTTGGATGATCCATTTAATGCCACAAATGATATAAATTTTGGAGCACCAAAAGAGATTTATTATTTAGCAACAACATATCCAACTACTAATCTATTTAACGCATATTATTCAGATTATATGGCTGAAATCACAGACAAAGATAGTAAACTATTAACCTGCAATATATTGTTAAATACAATGGATATTTATAATCTTGATTTTGGTAAGTTAGTTTGGATTGATGGTGTGTTATTCAGATTAAATACAATTGAAGGTTATAACCCTATGGATTATACAACAACTAAAGTTTCATTATTAAAGGCAATTGAAAAAACATTTTAATGAGTCAAGAATTAGATATTAAAGTCAAAGTCGACACAGGTGACAGTACCAAAAAGGTAGGAGAGTTAGGTAAGAGTGTCGAAAATGTAGGAAAGAGTGCACAGAATGCTGAGAAGGCTGCTGCATCATCATTTGGGAAAATAGGTACACTCCTGAAAAGTTTAGGACTTGTTGCTGCAGTTGCTAAGGCATTTGAATTTTTCAAAGATGTACTTGGTAGAAATCAAAAGGTAGCTGATCTATTTAGTACATCACTTAATTTTTTAACAGGTGTATTTTCTGATCTGGTTAAACTTATTGTAGATAATACAGAAAAAGTTGTTGGATTTATAAAAAATGTTTTTCAAGAACCACAAAAGTATGTTAAGGAATTAGGTGAGTTAATTAAAAGTAATGTCATTGAACGATTTGAGTCAATGATTGAGGCTGCAGGTTTATTGGGAACTACTCTTAAAAATTTACTTACAGGTAATTTTACTGAGGCAGGTAAAAGTGCAAAACTATTCGGTAAAGAATTAGTTGATGTTGTCACAGGTGTTGATGATTCATTTAATAGAGCAGCGGAAGGTGTAAATAATTTGATTGATGCAAGTGGAGAATATTTTAGCAAGAAATTAGAAGAAGCAAAAGCATTAACTAATGCTACAAATAATCAAATTTTAGCTGAGGCAAGACTTTTAAATGCTATAAAGAAAAATGAGATTGAGGCTGAAAAGTTAAGACAAACAAGAGACAATGAGCAGTTAAGCATTGAAGAAAGGATTGCAGCAAATGATAAACTTGCAAAAGTTCTTGATCAGGGAGAAAAAGCTGAAAGAGCATTAATAGGTCAAAAGTTAGCAAGAATAAATGCTGAGATTAAATTAAGTGGATCAAATAATGAGCTTTTAGCAGAAAGAATAAGAGTTCAGGGTGAACTTGCTGATGTTGAAGAGAAATATACAGGCAAAAGAACTGAACAACTTATAAATGTTAATAGTCTTTTAAGGGAGCAATTAGAAATACAAAAATTAATACAGCAAAATCAAAATAAACTTTTATTTGATTCCAAAAAAGCAGAAGCTGAATTAATCAAAGATGAGCAGAAAAGACTACAGGCTAAAAAGCAGATTTATATTGAGGAAAGCATTTTAGAGGTTTCCAGACTTGAGGACAATGTTAAGCTATATGCAAAAGGTACACTTGCAAGAACTCAGGCAGAGATAGAACTTGCAAATAAAAAGTCTGAGGTTGCAGGTCAGTTAAAACAGCTTGACAATGACATTACTCAATCATTCTTGAACAGAAACCTATCTGAACTTGAGGCATTGGCATCCAGAGAAAGGGAAACATTTGACATTAGAAAAATGGCATTAGATGCTGAAGAAAAACTAATTGAGGAGTCTTTCCAAAAAGGTTTAATCTCTGAGCAAGATCGGAATAATAAGTTGAGAAAGTTATCTGAGGATAGAATTAATATAGAGTTGGTTGAGAAAGAGCAAAAAGCTGCAATTCAGGCTGCTTATATTGATATAACAGCACAGGCAGCAGGATTAGCAAAACAACTATTCGAGAAAAGCAAGGGAGTTCAGATAGCATCTTTGGTTGTTGAACAAGCAGGTGCAATTGGTAAGATTCTTGCCAACTTAGGAATAGCCAATGCTAAGGCGCTTGCTCAATTCCCTGCAACAGGAGGTCAACCGTGGATAGGTATAAACACAGCATCAACAGCATTATCTATTGCATCAATTGTTGCAAGTACAGCAAAACAAATTAACAAAATTAAAAACCCAGACTCAGAAGGTGGCGGTTCGCCTTCTATAGCAAAGTTAGGTAGTGTATCACCTGTTTCACCTGCATTACCAGAGGCTCAGTTGACACAGTTGAATCAGTCAACAATCAATGCTCTTGGTAATCAGGCAGTAAGGGCGTATGTAGTTGAAACAGATATGACTACTAATCAACAAAGGATTCAAGCAATTAAGCAAAGAGCCAGATTTGGTTAAGTTGATAATATTATTTAATATAAACATTTATAAACATGGAATTACCATTATTTGAACTTAAGATCAACGATGATATTAATGATGATGCAGAGGTAAATTTTGTTTCATTAGTTGATAGACCAGCGATCCAAAGAAATTGGAATGCATTTAAAGAAAAATATAAATTTGAGATTATATCTGAAGAAAAGCGGATTATTTCTGGTCCTCTTATGTTGGCTGACACTCCAATTTTTAGGAGTGATGCTACTCATGGCGATTATTATGTTATGTTTAGTAAAGACACTATTTTCAAGATTGCTCAGAAGTTTTTCAAAAAAGGTTATCAAGCGAATGTAAATGTTAATCATGATCCATCACAAAAAGTTGATGGAGTGGTTATGTTTGAAAGTTTTATATCAGATGAAGAAAGGGGTATTGCTCCAATGAAAGGTTTTGAAGATGCTCCTGATGGTTCATGGTTTGGAAGTTTTAAGGTTGAAAATGATGATACATGGCAGAAGGTAAAAAATGGTGAAGTAAAAGGATTTTCTGTAGAGGGAGTGTTTGAATATAGTAAAACAAAGAGTAAAGATCAGGAGATGTTAGATCAGATAAAGAAAATTTTATCTGCCATAAGTGATAAATAATTGTATTCATTAACATTTAAAAATAAAGTATGAACGCAAAAGAGGCAATCCTAAAAATTAGGGCATTATTTGAAGATATGCCACAGGAGGAAAAACCTGTTGAGGAGGCAAAACAAGATTTTGCTGAATATCAACTTGCAGATGGAACAAAAGTTATGATTTCTTCACTTGAAGTAGGTGGTGAAGTTAAACTTGAAGATGGTTCATTTGCTCCTGATGGTGATCATCAACTTGCTGATGGTTCACAAATTTCAGTTTTGGATGGTAAAATCACAGAAATAGAAGCTGCTGAAAAACCTGAAGCTGATATGCCAGAAGTAGAAGTTGAAGCAAAAGACAAGAAAATTGAAGAAATGGCTGCAGAATTTGCTGCAAAAATTTCTGAGTTGAACGGATTAATTGAAGCATTGAATGAAAAAGTATCTTCTATTGAAGATAAATCAAAACAAGGCTTTTCTCAGGTAGTTGATTTGATTGAAGAGGTAACTAAAATGCCTCAGGCTGATCCAATTGAAAAGCCACAATCATTCAAATTTGAAGCTACAAAAGACATTAAGTTTGAAAGACTTAATAAATACAGACACGCAATTTTAAACTCTAAAAATTAAAACAAAATGGCATTTAACGTTTCTGCATTGGCAGATTACACAGAACAAAACGAAGCATTACTTGTAACTTCAAGTGTGCTTGGTGCTAAGACTGCATCTTTGATTAAGAGTGCAGGTAACGTAATGGTAGGTGTTAAATCATCTGAAACCATTAACATCATGGACACAGACGCAATTTTCCAATCAGGAAGTTCTTGCGGATTTACTGCATCTGGTTCAACAACTTTCACTCAAAGAACAGTGACTGTTGGTAAAATTAAAGTAAACGAAGCTCTTTGTCCTAAAGATTTGGAAGCAAAGTATCTTCAAAAAGCATTGCCTACAGGTTCAATGTATGACAGCATCCCATTTGAACAAGAGTTTTCTGAAAAGAAAGCTAAGAGAATTGCTGCTCAACTTGAAACTGCTCTTTGGCAAGGTGATACTGATTCAGTTAACGTAAACCTCAACAAATTTGATGGTTTGGTTAAATTGATCGGTGCTGCATCTGGTGTTGTTGCTGCGAATGCATCAACTTACATTTCTGGTGCTCCTTTGTCAAGCATTACTTCTGCTAACGTAATCAGTATTTTTGATGGTGTTTACAAAGCAATCCCTGCACAGGTTGTAGCTGCTGATGATATGACTATCTTCTGCGGTCAGGATTTGTTCAGAACTTACACAATTGCATTGAAAGATGCTAATCAGTTCCATTACTCAATTGATGTAAAAGCTGATAGCGAGTTCATTCTTCCTGGTACAACTATTAAAGTTGTTGCAGTTGCAGGTTTGAATGGTACTAACAAAGTATATGCAATGAGATTGAGCAACTTGTTCTTAGGAACTGATCTTCTTAATGAAGAAGAGAAATTCGAAATCTTCTATGCAAAAGAAGCAGATCAAGTACGCTTTGTATCTGAGTTCAAAATGGGTGTGAATATCGCATTCCCTGATGAGATTGTGAAGTTTATCCTTGCATAATTAACAGGGCAGCCTAAAAACTGCCCTATTTTTAAATAAATAAAATTTAATCAAATGGCTTGTGCTCTAACACAGGGTTACACATTGGATTGTAAAGATTCGCTCGGTGGCATAGTTGAGGTTTACTTCATGGCTAAACAAGATGTAGCATCTTATACAGTATCTGGTGGAGTTATGACTGCTCTCACAAAAGATGCTGGAAAAAGATTCTATAAATATGAACTTGTAAAAGCTACTTCAAATTTTGTTGAGAATATAAATGCTTCTGTTGAAAACGGAACAATTTTTTATCAGCAAGAATTGACTGTTGTTTTAAATAAACTTCAAGTAAATACAAGAAATGAAATCTTGTTGCTTGCTAAGAATCTTTTAGTCGGTGTAGCCAAAGATAATAACGGCAAATATTGGTATCTTGGATTGACAAGAGGACTTGACATAACAGCAGGTTCATCTCAATCAGGTACTGCAGAAGGTGATAGAAGTGGTTATACACTTACTTTCACAGGAAAAGAACCTGAACTTGCTCCTGAGGTAAACTCTACAGTTGCAGGTCAACTTGAAACAGCAGGTTCATAGTATATACATAGTGCTTTTAGGTGAATTTGCCCTGCCTTTTTAGGTGGGGCATTTTTGTTAATATCCAATAAATTCTGCATTTATAATTGATGATACAATTAACTAAAGGACAAACTCAATATATATATTTAACTTTAACTGAAAAACAGTTATTATCAAATCCTAATTATTTGTTCATATTTACTAACAGGAGTTCTAATATTGAAGTTAAATTTGTATTACTTAATGCTGCAGATGTGAGTCAATATAAAGACAGATATAATAAATTTTCAATTGTAACAAATACTTATTTTGGTAGCAGTTTAAATGGTCAATGGACTTATAATGTTTATGAG